GGATAGTTAGAAAAGGTATAGCACCAAGAGGCAAAGGCGGTAAGTTTTTAAGCAGACAAAGTTTACAATACTTAATAGCAAGAGCAATATATAAAAAAGGAATAAAGCCAAGTTTGTTTTTTACAAAACCATTTGAAGCAGCGTTTAAGCGTTTACCAGATGATTTAGTAGAAGCATACTCAATAGGATTAGAGAAACAAATACAAGTAAACATAAACAAGAAATGAGCAAGATAAACGCAAGAAGCCCATACTATGTAAGCACAGGTACAGTTACTAATTTAACAAGCTGCACTTTAGACTTGTATATATACGATGGGTTACGAGGATTAGATAGACCAAGCAGTCCTACATATACAATAGAATCTACTGCGGTGCTAAATAAATCAGTATTTGAAATATCAGAATTAGTCAGAGACTACTTCACTAATTATTTTAGTGGGGAATATGCTTCTGTAAATTTATGGGTAGATTATCAGCTAACAGAGTTTATATCTGGAGTTGCACAAACACCACAAACACTAGTAGAGCTAACTGCTTTTTATGGATATGGTTATTTTGAAGATGGTGCTAATCCACAAAACGCAGATACAGTATTACAGTCAAATAGAAGTATTTTAAAGTTAGCAGATACTCCAGCAGTTTTACCTCTGTATATTAATCAAGATATTGATGTTTCTTATTTGTTAAATGGTCAAGTTGTGTATTCTACTGATTTTAGTTTTGACGATGAAAATACAGAGCAGATAAAATACGTTACTAATGGAGTGAATGGTGCTGATATGTTTGAGGATAGAGTTATACAAGATGGTGGTGCTTTTGAGAGTAATGTATGCTTAACTGCGTTTGAAGATGAGTTTGCGTTATTGGCAGTTGATGAAATAAGAGTATCAGATGCAGATGGTAACCTAACTATAGTAACAGTACAAGATATTGAGGAGTGTAAGTATCAGCCTTATAAACTAACATTTGTGAATAAGTATGGTGCTTTACAATCTATATGGTTCTTTAAGAGAACAAACGAAGTGCTAACCACAAAGAGTGAAAAATACAAGAGCAACATAATACAAAACAACACTTATAGCACAAGTAGACATCAGCAAAAGATACTGACTAAAAACGGAAGCGAAAAGCTAACACTAAATACTGGCTTTTATCCAGAGGAATACAACGATGTATTTAAGCAGATGCAGTTAAGTGAAGATTGTTGGATTGAGATAAACTCACAGACATTACCAATAAACGTAAGCAGTAGCAGTTTAAACTACAAAACACACTTAAACGACAAACTAATAAATTATACAATAGAAGTAGACTTTGCTTTTGACACTATAAACAACATACGATAGATGCAGATAATAGAACTATATATAACTGCTGGAGATACTATACAAGGCTTTAATATTGGTGTAAACACTAACCAATTAATAGGCTATAATACTGAATTTACAAGTACAGTAAAAGTAGGTTCTAAAGTAAGAAATACTGATGACGATACAGAGGCTTTTGTGACTTCTGTTGTTAGTGATACAGTATTAAACTTATCCGCTAACATATTTACTTTAGCTTATAAGTCGTATATAATATCTGGAGTGTTAGAAAGACTCGAGTTGTTTGGGGATGAGAGCGTAAGTATAACAGACTCTATAAAGAATGTAAAAGATGTAGCTAAAGTATTTACACCTTTTAGCCAACAGTTTAACGTACCAGCTTCTAAACACAACAATAAGATATTCAAGCACTACGAAAACTCTGACATACTAAATAGCTTTGATGCAAGATATAAAGTAGATGCTCTTATAAAACTAAATGGTGCAGACTACAAGAAAGGTAAGATAAAACTTAATAGTGTTTCAATGAAAGATAATAAGCCACACGCATACAAGCTTATATTCTTTGGGGAAACAATAGAGTTTAAGGATGTACTCGCAGAGAATGAGTTAAGCAGTTTAGAATATCCAAGCAGTTTAAATTTCTCATACACACACGCTAACGGACTGCAAAAGTTTACTAATCTATCAGAGGTATGTATGCCACTTATCACTCATAGTAAAAATATGAGATTAGATAGTAACGGATATAAAAGCACAGACAATACTTTTTTAAACTTTAGAGATTTAAAACCAGCTATAAAGGTTAAGACAATTATAGAAGCTATTGAGAATGATTACCCAGAGATAGACTTTACAGACGAGTTTTTTAATGGAGAACAGATTAATAACCTATACTTGTGGATGCACAAAGAAAAAGGTTTTATGAGTAATGCTGAAGAGTCTGAAGCTGATACAACTACTATTTCTACAAGATTTGGAACTAACCCTTTAACTGGATGGGTTTTAAGTACTGGCGATGAAATAAGACCAGCTTATATATCATCTTCTGGAGGAACTCATAGAACTGTTAGTTTTGTAATAACAATAAACACTGCAAGTCAAACCGATGAATATAGTGTTTTTGTAAGAAGAGCATCTGATAACCAAATAGTAGAATCTTTTGAGAATCAAGTCGGAGATAATGTTTTTTCAGCTTTTATGACTGCTTCTAATTATGGTACTAGTGATTTAGATGTTTATATAGATTTTGTAGCTGCAAATGTTTTGTCATTAAACACTTTTACTTTAGGTGCTACTTATAGTTCAAGTAATTATGGTACATATCAATTTATAACCATAGGCTCTGGTACATATACCTCTCCATCTTTGACTTCTGCTAATGAAATTATTATAGCAGACCATATGCCTAAAATGAAGATAATGGACTTCTTATCCAACTTGTTTAAGATGTTTAATTTGGTGGCTTATAAGCAAGGAGAGCAAATAAGAGTAATACCTTTGAATGACTTTTATAGTGAGGGGGTAAACTACGATATAACTAAATATGTAGATACTGAAAGTTCAGACATAAAAAAAGTATTACAATATAGAAATATAAAACTTGACTTTAAAAGTAGAAAATCATTTTTAGTACAAAAGCAACAAGAATTACTTGGTAATATATTCGCAGAAGAAAGTTATGGTAATGATAATTGGGATGGTGGAGATTATAAAGTAGAATTAGACTTTGAGAAGATGCTTTACGAAAGATTAAGCAATGCAAATACTGGTGCTTTATCTACTATATGTCAAGGTGCTATGTTAGACAAAGACTTTAATCCTACCATAGGCAAACCTTTATTATTGTATATTAAAAATGAAGCTACTACAAATGACTTTGAATTTGAGGATACTTCTACAAGTACAACAACTACTATAACTAATTACAATAGACCATCTCAAATATATGTACAAAGCAATGGAGTTGTAAGTAGCGGTTCGTCATCATTAAACTTTGGCGTAGAGGCTGATGAGTTTTTCCTAGAGCCTAAAGGCACTAACCTATTCGCTAAATACTATGCAGATTATATTATAGGGGTTTTTGATAGACAAGGTAGGATATTGACTGTAGATGCGTATTTACCTTTACATATAATACTAAACTATAACTTAAACGATAGGTTTATAATAGCCAATAAAGTATATAGGATTAATTCTATAAAGACTAACTTACTAACTAACAAAAGTAAGCTTGAACTTTACTCATCTACAGAATCTATTACACAATTAGAAAATAGTCAAAGTGCTTCAGCAGATAGGGTGGCGCAAGTTACAGTAACAACTAAAAGCACAGACTTTATTACAATAGGATGGACTGCGGTTACTGGTGTAGTTGGCTATGATGTTATTTTAAATGGTGGGGTATTTGATACAACTGTAGGTACAAGTTTAAAAGTAAATAATTTACAAAGTGGTACGACATACAATATAGGGGTAAGAGCAAAATATAATATAAGTGGAAACGATGTTTATTCATATGATACAACTATAACAGAAACTACGTTATGATAAAGTTAATATTAGATAGCTTAAAATACGCAAACGGAGAAACAGAAAACATCCGTATAGCACAAGGTAAACACAAACTACCTACAACTTTAAAAGAGGGATACAAAGCACTTAAACAAGAAATAAAATGGCAGAGATAACAAAAACTGTAATAATAGATGTAGATGATAAAGACGCTAAAAAAGTAGTTAAAGAACTTGATAGCGGTTTAACTGGTCTTGATAAAAGCGCAAAAAAAGGCTCTGGCGGAGTTGGTGGCTTATCAACCGCTTTTAAAGGTTTAGGCACAGCTATTAAAGCTGCTGGTATTGGTTTAGTTATTGCTGGTTTAGCTAAACTGTCAGAGATATTTATGAAAAACCAAAAGGTAGCTGACTTATTTAATACAGCGTTTGAGGCGGTTAGTATTGCGTTTAATGACTTTGTTAATTTTATTGTAGATAATGCTGGTGCAGTTGTAGACTTCTTTAAGAATATATTTGAAAACCCATTAGAAAGCGTTAAGGCTTTAGGCGAAAGTATAAAAGCTAACATAGTAGAACGCTTTGAGAGTTTTCTTGACACATTAGGTTATTTAGCAAGTGCAGTTAAAAAAGTGTTTAGTGGCGATTTTGCTGGTGCTTTAGATGATGTTAAAAAAGCTGGTAAAGAAAGTATTGATGTTTTTACTGGTGTAAATGATACGTTTGATAAAAGTGCGGAATTTGTAGAAAAAAACAAGGATGCAATAAAAGGCTATATAACAGAAACTGTAAAAGCCGCAAAGGAAAATGTAAACCTAGCAAACGCAGCACAATTAGCCGCAGCACAACAAGGTTTACTTGTAGAGAAATACGATATACAAGCCGAGCAGTTAAGACAAATACGAGATGAAGAACGAAACAGTATAGAAGAACGTAGAAAAGCTAATGACCAATTATTAGAAGTATTAGAGCAACAAGAACAAGCTATGTTAGCTCAAGCTGATATGCAAATAAAGTCTGTTCAAGCAGAATTAGCTAAAAACAAATCTATAGAAAATCAAGTAGCTCTTACAGAAGCATTAGCAAATAAACAAGGTGTTTTAGCACAAATAGAAGGCTTTAGGTCAGAACAGAAAGCAAATGATTTAGCTTTAGATAGAGAGGAAGTAGAACTAACTAATACTAAATTAGAAAGCGAAAGTAAACTATCTATTGAAAGACAAAGATTTAACGCAGAACAAATAGAAGATGAGGTTAAAAGGTTAGAAGCCCTTAAACAAATTGACTTATTAGAAGCCGAACAAGAAGCAGCAAGATTACAAGCTATTGTAGATAATGCAAACGCTGGTACACAAGCAAAAGTAGATGCTCAAATAGTTTTAGATGAATTTACAGAACAGTCAAGGCAAACTAATTTAGAACGAGATAAAGAAATATCAGATGCAAAAATTAAACTTGCAGAAGCAGAAGCAGAAGCAAAATCAAAAACTTTAGGGGATACCGCAAACGCCTTAACACAACTTGGGGATATAGCAGGAAAAGAAACCGCAGCAGGTAAAGCATTAAGTATAGCTAGTGCAACAATTAACACTTATAGGGGTGTATCGGATGCTTTAGCAGCCAAAACTGTTACTCCATTTGAAACTGCTTTAAAGTTCATAAACGCAGCTTCTATTTTAAGGAGTGGTATTCAAAACGTTAAAAAAATAGCAAGTGTTAAAATACCTGCAGGTTATGGTGGTGGCGGTGCTAGTGTTAGTTCAGATGGGTCGGTATCACAACCCCCTAGCTTTAATATAGTAGGTGCTACAGAAACAAGTCAGTTGGCTGATGCAATAGGCGGTCAAGAACAACAGCCAGTACAAGCGTATGTAGTAGCTAATGATGTTACAACAGCACAGAGTTTAGAAAACAACATTGTAGAGGGTGCGACACTATAAAAGAAAAGAGCCACTCGTGAAAGTAGCCCTTTAGTAAGTATTAAAATTT